TTTGATTTTCTTAAATTTTTATCGAGATCGTTAGTTTTTCCCCCTGTTAATTTCCAATCCAAATCATCTTCGTTTGTAGAATTTGATATAATTCTAAATGGACCTGATGAATTAGAGTAAGTAGATTCGTCTTGTGGATAATCTACATCTTCAGAACCATCGTAATGAGGTCTTTTCCAATCTTGTTCATCGGCATAAGAAGGTGTTCCATCACCAGTTCTATATTCTTCTCCATTCCAAACAACCCTTGCTATAAATCCTGCCGCTCCTGAGTTCTCACGAGTTTGTATTTGTAATCTTGCAGTATTGTTCGGTATTGAAAATGTAAAATCTTTCATCCATGATTGCGACACACCGAATGATGTCCCTACTTCAGTTGGATTATTATTAGCATCATAGGAAGTTATAGTAAAATTATTATCAACTCTAATCCAAATTTTATTTGCACCAGCAGTTCCGTGATATGGACTTACTCTAAATTCTCTTTCATATTTTTTAATATCAGTAGCTAATGCATTCTTTAATGGTATATCATCTATCACCGTTACTTCAGTATCTTGATTGAAAACTTCATCAACAACAAATGCGTCTTTAATAGTAAGAGTACCATCTTGCATCATATCTATAAATCCATCATCTTCATCAGACAATACAGCTTCTACTTTATTATCTTCTACAAATTTAATAATACCAGTTGTTGGTGATTCTATTTCTTGTTTTCTTTCATCATTTATATATGGTGTCGGTTGACCACCTAAACTTCCAGGTTCACATTGAACATCTGTTATATAACGAACTCCTTGTGTGGTATTACCAGAAACAGTCCATCCTAAATACCATTTCATTGTTCCATTTGAATTTTCTGGTATAGTTCTTATAGTATATCTTTTATGCCATCTTCTACCATCTATCACCCTTGTTTCTAATGTTATATCATCTACATTAACATTGTTTGGCATATTTTGTAAAGTACCATCAACATCCCATTTTCCTTTAAATAACTCTCGTTTGTGGTTTCCCCAAAATGGAATCCAATTCTCATTATCTGCTTCAAAAGTCTCTTCCCAATGAACCCAACAACTAAATATATAAGTTTCACCAGGTATTCCCTCTATTAAGACTTCATACATATTTTTATTATTAGCAGCAGTAGTTTTTAATACCCACTTACTATTACCTGGGTTATCAATATTTTCAACTATTTCATGATTGTCATCAAAATTACCCCTTTCAAGAATAGGATTTCCATCGAAAAAATTTCCGTTTGTTACTAAATTATTTGCTTCTGGTAAGGTATCAGTTTCAACTATTGGATTATATCTCGATGTAATTTCTGGTGTTTCATCATAATCTATAACAAATGCATCTCTTATTTTAAGAGTACCACCTACCATTGCCTGCGACAATGAAATACTTCCACCATTTATAGTTACAGTTTTTCCAGTAACATTAAAGGTAACATTAGATTCCCCACTTACATCTGAATATGATAAACAGGTATAACCCAACAATCTAAATTGTTCAAAATAATCTGGATCATTTATTGCTGGATTTGGTCTTAATCTTATCTCTGTACGAGACGGTGATAATTCTTGTAACCAAAATTTATCTTCTTGAACAAGTAATTCTATTTGTGGATCTTCAAACGGAATCAATACTTCTGGATCTTGAGGCATTGGTTGTGCCGCTAAAATTCTACCATTTGTTTCTACAATAAATTGATCTTTCCAAATTGATTTATCTGATTTTTTTGTTAATATAACTTTATTAGAACCACCAATTTGTCTTAAAAAATTATAAACTACTTTATAAGTTCCTCGTTCATAACCAAGTGTTCTAACATGAGTACCTATATCTAAATTTGTTGGTAGTGGATATTCAAGTTGACCAGAAGCCAAATAATTATCAGATGTATCATAAACACAATACTCAATTATATCGGATGTTAGTGTACCAAAAGGTGCAATAAGATCACCTTGATTTAGACCATCTATTCCAATAAGAGGCAAATCTTTTTCTTTTAATCTTGATAATTTTCCAGTATTTGCTTCTTGTGTTAATTGTTGTTTTTTTGGCATTAGAATTCCGTAAATTCTCGTTTTATTATTTTATTGAGTTCTTCGTTTTCTTCATATATCCAATACCCATCTTGATATGAAAGAGTATGATTTTCAGGATGACTTGTTCCATCAGTTCCTTGACCTGGAATTATTTTTTCAAATAAAATAATATTTTTAGATTGTTTATCTCTTAAAATTCCACCCGTTATCTCTCCAGCATTAGTTACCTTTTGAATCTGTTCTAAATACTTGGACTCGTCTTGATTTGCAAGAGATTGATAAAATGGAAGATTTTCTAATTCATCTTTCGAATAAGGCATTTTTTATCTCACTACTTTAAAGGAATGTTTCTCGTCATAGAATTCTACTGTCTCATCAGCAGTTCCACTACCACTAACAACCTTATATTCTACTCTATAAAATCTTTCTGCTTGTAATCCATTCAACCACACATTAAAATAATTTCCAGTTGAATCACAACTTACTATTGAACCACTTCCGAATGGAACAATAATTTCTTCTGTATAAGCATCTTTTATTTGATAGTATGTACTACCACTTGGTAGATATTTTGCTGTTGTATATCCCGTACTATATCCACTTGTTGAATATGTCTTTTCAGGATATCTTTCTCTACCTATAACTCTAAATTTTACTTTTGATTTTTCCTTATATTCAGGTCGTAATCCTCTCATATAAAGAACCATATCTTCTAAATTATCAGATGAAAGTGCCGATAATGAACCAGTATTCCATTTGGAATCATCCCAAACTACTTCTAATTTAGGTTGATAAATTGTATTTGTTTCTCTACCAAAAAATATAAAGTTTCCATATTGAGTAGTATTTCCTTCTTCCACATTTGAATCAGAATTTCCCATGCTACCACTTCTCTTTAACATAAAACCTTCGTTTGCATATGAAGAACCACTATAAATCCAATTATTTACAATACCCGTTACATCCATTCTAACATCTTTAGGTTCGTGAGTAAATGATTGAGAGGCCTCTAAACTATACTGACCAGTTGAACCACTATACCAAGTTCCACCACCACCCGATAAAGTCTGTGTTGTATCAGTTCCACCAGCCAAAGTTAAAGTTGTACTACCAGATGCAAATGTGATACTATTACCACCCGTTCCTGCATCTGATGCTGTAACTGATAATACTGCTGCTGCACTTGATGCAGAAACACCAACATCAGTAATAGAATTTATTTCATTTGATAAATTTTGAGTAGAAACTGTTAAACTTGATCCAGTTGCAAAATAGTAATAATTAGCATCTGATGTATCAGTTTCTCCTGTTGCAGATGGTGCGAAATAATATTTTGTTCCACTCGAATTAGTAAGAGTAAAAACATCTTCACCACCACCAAGTATTCCACTTAAAGTAAAACTACCAGAAGATTTTCCCAAACCCAATACTGAATTATAAGTTGAATACCAAGGAGTTGCTGATGTTTTATTATCTTTATATTTCCAACTCGAACCATCCTCGATAATAGGATTAGATTGTGCTTTACCAGAACCCATATCCCAAGATTGACTAACTGGATATGCATATAATTTTTGTGATACATTTAATCCAGTAGAATTGGCATCATATAAATTTAAATAATATTTAGGATTGGATATAAGACCATCAACAATAGATTCAGAAATATAAGTCATATCAAATTTAATAAGTGCACGAGTAACATTAATTACTGAACCATCATCATTCATATCCTTTCTAATTTCAAGAATCTCATCGAGTCCAGTATTCATACTTTTACTGACTTCATATAAAGTTGTATCTTTGGTTGCGTACTCGAAATAATGCATTATAAGTCTCCCATTACCCTACCTCGAATATCTGTATCGGGGTGTCTAATTTCAAATATTGTTGGATCAACTGGAGGATAAACTACACTATTAAATGTTGCAGTTGATATATCATATATATTTTGAGAATATACTTTACCATTCATAGTCCCCCACTTATTATTTACGGTTATAAGTTCTGCACTATTTTCAAAAGGTTTAACTACGGTGGCAACTCCTTCAACTGAAAGTATTTCGGATGCTATATCCGCTAATATTATTGGTTGATTTATTTGCCATTTATCTGTATTAAAATATAATTTTAATGCATCAACACATCCCAACAATACTTCATTCTTATTAAATCCTCTTTTAGTATAAATTGCAAAATCAAGACCTATATTACATACCCACGCATCTTTAATTTGAACTGCGTCTGTCATCATTCTATATTGAGTTAAATAAGTTTTTATATTTTCTTTAACTGCGTCGTTTAGTGCTACCAATCTTTTAGTATTACTATACCCCAAACAATACATATTTAATGCCAATGGATTAGGTTGATATGTAGCGTCGGCTTCATTTTGTCCAGTTGCTGCAACTTGTTCATCCTGTAACATATAAACTTTAGCAATATTACCATACTTTGCTGGTAATGAATATATACGAGTTATATAATCATCTTTAGTTACTGCTCTACTTTGTGCTTGAAAATAAGCTGCTGCGTTTGTTCTAACTTCCTCAATCGTTTCAGCTCCACCACCTCCAGTTGCTGGATTTGGATTTGTTACAGCCGTTGAATTTAATGTACTTGTTCTTAAATTACTATCTAAAGTTTTAGATGGATCAAATTCTGGACTATGTGATGTTATATTATTAATTGTATTGGAAGCCACATTATCAACAACACCACCACCGTAAGAATATTTAATTGTCAATGTAGTATTAGATGGTGCCTGTCCATAAGTTTCTGTTTTCAAAAAATTTGCTGGATCAAAAGCTGTATCGAGGAAACTTGGTGTTCCTGGTAAACTTGAACCAACTGAACTTGGATTTGGAATAATTTCTTCATCAGAATTTGTTGCTGTTCCAGAACCAAATCTCAATTCTGTTTTACCATCTGGCCTTATATAAGTTTTAAATCTTTTAGATGTCTTAACAAGTTTTAATAAAAATGGTGCAAAATTTCTACCATTAACTAAATCAGGAGAATTATTTTCATTATTTTGAAAATCTGCATATACCGTATCTTGTGCCAAAAATGGAACTTCATACCATAGATTTCCATCACTATCTGTAATTGAAATAATTTCTAACACAGGATTCTGGTCAAGTACTATTCGTTTATATTGTTCGGCCGGTCCAAATGTATGATACTCCGTAGTAACCGTTCCACTAACTGCCTGTACTTGTTTTTTTAATAACCATTTGGTAACATTCTTGTCATCATCTACTTCAAAAATAGAATCTTCTCTTGGGCTCATAGAACTTGAATCACTAAAAATTACATCATTGGTGGTTCTAAAAGCAGTTCCATTAGCAGATGTTCCTATCATACCTGAACCTATGGTTAAACAATAATCTTCATTGGGTTCTCTTAATTCACTTTCTGCATTTGCAGTAGATTGTGCTGGTACGGTTTGGAAAACATCAAGAGTTACGGTTGCAGGTGAAGCCTGTCTTGGTCTATATCCGTATCCTTGTGCAATTTCATATATAGTTTTCTTTTCTTCTGCAAAAGATAACATACTTTCTTTAAATTGTTCATCCATATAATAGGACAAGGTATCACCAACATATGATGCCATTTCTATAAACATCATACCTGGATCCGATTCATTAAAATCATTATATGTATTTGGGAAATATGTTTTAGCAAATTCAATAAGACCATCTCTAAATGCAGAAAAGTCCTTATTTAAATATTTAACATCTTTACTAACTCCCTTTGTAGCCATTTTCTTCTCCCTTATTGATTAATCGCCGATTCGAATTGGTCAAAACTTACTGATACTGATCCAAATCTATCAGGTTCAAATGATAATCCAAAATCAATATTTATATTAACTTGATTAACATTATAATCTGGCATTTGAACTTCTATATTTTTTATATTTATATAAGGCAACCACTTTGAAAGTGAATCTCTAATAGAAGATTCTAATATGTCACCAAAATCTTCATTCATAGGTTCAAATAATATCTTATGTAAGTTTGAACCAAAAGTAGGTAATCCAAGTCTTTCACCAGGAATAGTTTGTAATAAATTTATAATATTATATTTTGCCTGTTGAAGTGTAGTTTTAGTCTGTTTAAAATATCCAGTTTCAGAATATCCCATAGGAAGTTTTAATCCAATATGAACATCTGGATTTAAATCTTTTTCTCTTGCTCCCACTTATATTCTCCTTAGTTTCCTATTGCCATATAGTTTATTGTTTGTTCACCACTAATATTATCGTGTCTATCAATAGTAAATCCTGTTTTAGTAAATGTTGTTGCTTCTACTGCCCAAGTTTTATGATCAGTATCGGCATTTCCAGATTGTCTATTTACCGTAACTGAAAATGTTGAATTTGGAAATGGTATTGGATATTGAATCACATAAGCCTCATCAGAATTTCTTGTATCAAATCCCCATTGTAATAAAATTCCATTTGGTAAGTAAGTATATCCAATAGGTCCCAACTGAAAACTCTTTTCGGGGTCTATACCAACTTTATATATTGTCCCATGATATTTTATATCACCATCTACTTCTAAATCACCTTTAAATTCTAAATCACCATTGAATTTAATTAAATCACTATTTAAAGTAAGATTTAATTTATCAAATATCTTTTTAAGAACTATTATACTTTTAGCCTCATTAAGATTTGATTTGGCTACTGTTTTAAATCTTTTCAATAATCTTGATAATCTTGATTTTTTAGATTTAGGATTAGTCTGAACCTGTCTAATGTTTAACTGATTTCTCCTACC